TATAATCCGCAAAACGAAGCGTGCGGGACATCGCAAACGAAGCGTACACCCACATACCCCGCTGAGAAGAAACGAAGCGTTACATTTTCGGGGAATATACCAAGGGCGTTCGGCAATCATCCGAACGCCCTTCTTGCATCAGTCAAATAGGGTCGGCTCTTCCTCCTTGACATAGTTGCACACCATCCATTCCTCCTGCTTGCGTCGGGAGGTTTTAGAGGCCGATATCGTGCGCTCGATACGATGGATGTGCCACCCGTGCTCCGTAGCATATCGCTCGATATTATCATCAGGAAACATGGTTAGCATAAACTTACCCTTGACCTCTGTAAGGAGGTCAAGGAGAGCCAGCAGGTGGCTCTCGCCGAACACGCCTTCGTAATGCCCGCAGTCACTCCCCACATAGGGAGGATCGACGAAGTGAAAGGTATCGGGTGTATCATAGCATCTGATCACCTCAAGGGCATCCCTATTCTCAATCGTGACATTATCCAGACGGCGGGCGAGGTGCTCACCGAACTCCTCCTTGGCGTTGCGGAGCTTTTTGGGCATCCCTCCGCCGAAGTCGTAGCCGAATGTCCCATCGAGCATACTGGCAAAGCTCATCTTAGAGAGCGCCCACACCGCCCAAGCGCGGTCCATACGGGTGAAGAACTGAGGGTACTCCAAGATGTGCGCTGCATGGGCATGCATATCTCTCGAGTGCACGGTGACCTCGATACGCGCCTTGAGGATGTCGTAGTCGGTCTTGAGGACCTCGTAGAAGTTGGTCATCTGCTGGTTGAGGTCGTTGATAACCTCCCCATCGGATGGGGCTTTAGCAAAGAAGACAGCCGCACCACCACAGAAGGGCTCTGTATAGAGGGTGTGCGAAGGGATTAGAGGCAGGATGTGCTTGAGCATCGTCTGCTTACCTCCATAGTAGGTGATAGGGGTTCTCATTTCGGATAAATCGTTGTATTTTTGCGGTCTCTCACCTCCCACTACATAAGAAATGCGCTGACACGAAAGGAAAGGCATTAAGCCCTCGGCCTTTGCGTGTCAGCGCATATTTGTAAGTGTGAGGTGAGAGTCCACTTACGAAGGTCGGGGGCTTTCTTATACCCCGACCAGGGAAGAAGTTACTTGTAGTTGAACTGGCTCTTGCCGAAGAGGCGAACAGCCTTATAGTAGAGGTAAGAGAGGACGACGAACCACGTCTGTGATCCCGCCTTGCGCCCCTTGAAGTAGTCCAGGGAGTGCGCTACCATATCTTGGTAGAGTGCGAAGTCGGCCTTGAGGCGATCCTGCTCATTACCTCCCATATTATACAGCTCGTCGTGCAGTGCGCACTCGTGCTTGAAGAACTCGTGATGCGGTGGCTTAAGCCAGCCGAGGAAGCCTGAGCAGGCTCCACATCCGTTAACCTTATTATCTGTGGCCATAGTCTTGTTAGGTGAACTCCGCAGAGAATGCAGAGGAGAATATACGTACTGAAGAGATTGACGACGCTCCTGCGGTAGCAGGGTCTAAACGGTGCGTCAGAGCGTAACGCTCCATAGCACGGTCGTACGTCTTACTAGGCACGGTATAGACAGCCCCAGGGTGAGGCTGGTCAGTCATTGACACACCCGCAGATCGAGCCATATCAATACCAGCTTCCCACGATCCCTTACTAGAGATAGCTATATCCCAGAGCGTCTGCCCGACCGCAATTGTCACATCCATCGTTTACGTATCTTGAGGATGAAGATGATGACAGCAATGATGATAGCGGTGCATCCGAGCACTCGTAGCGTAGAGTTGATATCGGCGATTGCACTGGTCTTTTTCACCTGCGTCTCCACATACACACTGTCTACCTTTTGTAAATAAATGGTGTCGCGCTGCGTTCGATCGCGGATGCGTGTACGCCACCGCTCCAGGTAGACAGTATCCCCCTTGGAGTGGATGTACACGCTGTCATGCACATAGATGCTATCACGTTGCACGCTGCTTCGTTCGCTCCACTCCACGCGACGCTCACCCTTGACTACGGCAGTCTTTGTCGTTCCGCAAGATGAAAGCGATACGAGGATCAGCGACCAAAAGAGGATGAGCGCGAGGAACAGCAGCAGGCGCTCTTTATCTACTCGTCTCATAGCTCTACAGGTCTGCATACTCAGGAATCGCATCGAAGCAGGGGCACTCTTTAATGCGCTCCCACGGGTCTACGATACCGTTACCATTGGTGTCAGGAGAGAAGTCGCGATGTCCCTGGATCTTAGCCTTGGGGTATCGACTACGAAGCTCGCCGAGGAGTTTGCGGAGTGAGGCGCGCTGGGCATCAGTGCGGTTGTCAACACCCTTGCCAGCCTTGTCGATGCCACCCACGTAGGCGACATTGATAGTCTCCGAGTTGTACCCCTTGACCCCATTGCTGATAAGCTCCTCGGGCTGCATGGGGTGAACGACCCCGTCAGCCGTGATTACATAGTGATAGCCAGGTCGCTGGAAGCCACGCTGCTGGAAGACCTGCTGGAGCTCCTTCACTCCCCACCCTTGGGGGGAAGCCGTGCAGTGCACGGCGATGTAGTTAATTGTCCTCTTGCTCATCGTCTTGTTGATGTTGATTAGTGTCTTGTTTAGGCGGCTGATACATATACTTGTTGAGCCGATGCTTATAATCGATGCCGAAGAGAGCCCCAGCGAAGGTTGACATCTCACCGAATGCGAGTAGCACGGAGTTGTGTATCTCCCCTCGAGGGACGACGAGGAAGGCCGTCCAGACGAGAGCTATGCCCGAAAGTGTGAGTACGACGGCTATCCAAAGTTGGACAGAGAGGCGCTTGCGCATAAAATAGAGTTAATAGTGGGCGTCGATGTGGATGCCCGAGGTTGTTATTTTGATGGAGTTGACAGTTTGCCCGTCCATCTCAAGTTGCTCGCGAATGCGAGCTCGCCAGTACAGTGGCTGGTTGTCAAGGAGCATATCTGAGACACCGCACCCGACAGCAGGGGCTTCCTTAAGCTCACCCTGATGTAGGGTGAGTATCAGAGCTTGATTCTGCGGCAGCGTCTCCCCGAGAGTAAGACCCTCAATGATGCGTCCCTCCTCGTCGCGCACAAGACGGATGCGAGGTTCATAGTCGGCTGAAAGCTGGATGCCTATCATATCAATGCGTCACTTTAGTGTCTTCGTAATCCTCACGCTTCGACGGGGTGAGGCGTTTGCCCGCCCATGAGCCTAACAGCCCGCGAAGGACAGCCCCTCCATCACCTTTGACGGGGACCCACGACGCGAAGAGCTGCTTAAGATTGTTCAGCTCGCTCTCGATGGTGTTGAGCTTCTTAGTCAGCTCCTGGACCTTGATCAGCCCGCCGAGCTCACCACCGTTGATAATGACCTCCTCGGCTCTATCCATTGAAAGCACAACCAGGTGGTCAAGATCACCTGTGAGCGTCCCCATGATGACGACTGCACCTACGGCGGGGCGCATCAGTAGTTGCGCACCATCCACCTCGGTAGATGCCCTTAGGCGCACGTCTGGAACGTGCAGTCCATCAATGGAGACTTCACAGGTAAGGTCGGAGACCTGTGTGACCACCCCCTGGAAGAGGGTTGCTGGAGCACCTCCAGCTATACGTCTGAGGTGCTCGTGTAGCTCGCGATATGGGTCCATTATTAGCTAAGTCTAAAGCCCAGCTCGATTTTCCGCTTTCCGCCAGATGAGCTGAACTCCGTCGTAACGGAGCGAACGAAGTAAGTACCTTCTTTGTGGGGGTAGTCAGGGTCGTGTATCTCTGCGGTGTCGCCTGCACGACACTCAGGGATGAGCCAGGTGTCGATGCTGCCGTCGTATCCGTCGAAGGTGCGCCGTTTCAGTTCGGTCTCCCCGCGCAGGCGCATACTCACCTCATCGGATGTAGGACACTTAACGGTGATTTTATCCCCTCCAGGAGTACCGACATCAATCTCGCGCACCTTCCCATCAGGCAGGAGGGCCTTGACAGTTATCTGGTACTTCTTGTCCTCCGCCTTTCGGTAGGTGAGGTCAGCGGACTCAACATTATAGCCGAAGTCATATAGGCGCTCTTGTCCGATGACCTCTCCTGGAGGGTGTAGATGGAGCACCCCGTCGCGCAGGTAGATGTCGGCTCCGCACTCCTCCTGCACCTTTTTGAGCACATCATAGGCGGTCGCCGACTTGATGATGAACTTGTCGTACACCCAGGAGTAGGTGCATTCGATCTTGAGCGACAGTCCCACCTCTTTAATGATGCGTGACAACAGGCTTGACAGCCCGACCTTCTTCAGCACTGCATCCTTGAGTGGCTTGCGGAAGAGGAAGAGGTCGTCTTCGCAGGTCAGCGTCAAGTCACCGTTATCAGTGGCAATGCGCTGCAGGTAGCCAGTGAACTCCTCGACGAGTCCCGTCTCCTCATATCCTAAGCGAATTGTGACGGCATCTCCACGATGGATCGCATCCTCAATGTCGAGAGCCTTGTTGTACTCGGCGGCAGGGAGCGTGATCTTAGCCGTGTCAGCGAGGAGCTCCACAGAGGAGTGTATCTCCACCTTATCAAGCATCGAGAGCTGGTATCCACCTATCTGGATGTCATAAATCATCGTGTACATAGCTGACTACTTGGTGAGGTCTCGACGAGTGAGTAGGAGCTTATATGTATCGTCACTCACTGCCTGGAGGGAGAAGTTCTGGTTTGCATCCCCCGAAGTGTGCGGGAACTCCCACGATTCAAAGACGATGCGTGTGATGCCAAAGAGCTCAAGAAGTGGGCAAAATGCGGACACCTTGGCTGACTCGAGGTACTTGCGAAGGCGCTGCACGTCCTCCTTCGGATATCGGCCATCGGATCCAATCAGAACACCCTCAAGTCTGATGCTGTAGTCATCGAGCGTCCATCGCTCCTTGACGGAACCACGGATCTTCCCCTTGGAGACCTGCCTCTTCGTGAGGATATGCTGCCCCGTTATGGTGATCATCGGCTCTTGAGGGAGTAGCCACGGCTCTTCACCCTCAAGTGCCAGAGACACGGGGAAGACCATCGGCAGGCCGAGGGCATTTGTCTGCACCTCCTCAAGCTCCTCCTCTGAGAGAGGTACATCTACCTCGGGGAGATCTCCGTCAGGGAGGGCTACCCCTGCCCGATTGAAGAGGAAGGGGGGAGGTATGGGCAGCCGCCTAATTATAGTGTCAAGCTCGAATGTTGTCATCGGTCAGTGCTTGTTGCTATGGCCAGCGAGCGGTTGACCACTGAGATGATGCTACGCTCCAGCTCGGCGGTATCGGTCTTATCCATCATGGACACCTGGATGCGCTCGACGAGCTTGCCGATATTCATCGTGATTTGCGTGTTGCGCGTACCACCAGTGGCTATTGCGTCGCCAGTCTTTCCACGGCCACCCTTGCCCTTACCTTTGCCTCCCTTCTCGCTTCCAGATCCAAAGATGACGCTTTCACTGCTGCTACTTCCGAGTAGGCCAGGGACGGATATCGCCGCAGTCTCTTTGCCTTCATTCCGCTTCTTAGCCTCGTCCTTGGCAATCTCTTCTGCGAGGTGCTTGTCGTAGCCAGATCCAACGCCACTGAGGAGGTCCTTAGACGACTGGTAGGCTTGCGTGGCACTATTGACGCCGACGAAGCCCTTAGCAGCATCGCCTACGGCATTGGCAGCACCTGAGAAGTCCCCTTCAAAGAGCAGCTTGATCGCCTTGCCGACGTTGCCCACAGCATCGAGCAGCTCGTTGATACGATTGGTCACGTACTCTTTGATGATACTGCCGAAGCCCTTAATCGTGTCCCACATCGTGAGGATAAAGGCACGAAAACCTGCGAACTTATTCCAACAGGCAACAACCACCGTGATGAGCACCCCGATTGTGAGGACAATCATCCCTAGTGGGCTCATTGCCTGTACGGCGTTGAGGGCAGCTTGTGCGCCCGCGAGCGCTGTCATAGCACCCTTGGCAATAAGCGATGCTGCCGCAAGTCCATACTGCGCGATCCGCTGTAGCTTGACAGCGATGGTGAGTGAGACGATGATCCCTGTGATGATAAGGATTGTCGTCTTCCAACGCTCGAAGAATCGCACCGTACCGACAACAGCATTGATGACTCCGCCAATGACCGCGAAGATCTTAGGCACATACTTCCCTACGATCTCGAAGAGGTCTAAGAGGTAGGGCTTGACCTGCTCGTAGATACTTACCGCTCCACTCTGTATAGCTCCCATCATGGTGTTCCATGCTCCAGCTCCAGATGCCCCTAACGCATCCATCATGCCATGGAATTGCCCGCCTTCACCCGTCGCATGAGCGATTGCCTGTGCTACATTTTTCGCAGTGATCTGACCCTTACTCATCTTTTCCTGGAGGGATTCGAAGCTCTCTCCGGTCATCTTAGAGAGCTCCTTAAGCGGGTTGAAACCAGCACCAACGAACTGCATAAGGTCTTGCCCCATGAGCTTGCCTGCTGCATTCACCTGGCCAAAGACAAGCGACAACGTGGAGAACTTTTGGGCATCCCCACCCGAGATATCCGCAAGCTGACGCATATACCCCGTCACCTTGTCTGCTTCAATCCCAAAAGAGAGCATCTGTTTTGCCCCTTCTGTGAGTTGCATTCGGTCAAAAGGCGTTCGGTCAGCGAACTCAGCGATTTCCCCGAGCATCTGATTTGCTCGCTCTCCATTGCCGACAAGCGTCTGAAACGCAATACTCGTCTGCTCTGCCTGCATCCCTATCTTTGAGACTGCCGCCAGCCCTCCGCCGATGAGGGCGTAAGGGTTGGTTAGCAGTGCAAAGCCAGGGATGCTACTAAGCTGGCTACCCAGGTTGGAAAAGCTGAAAGCCTTGCTGATGGACGCGCCAACATGCTTAGCTTTACTCTCGATAGTATCGAGAGCGCTAATAACTCCTCGAGCCGTCGACCAGACATTCTCCTGCCTGGCTTGGAGGTTGATGAAGAATTTTAGCTGCTTATCCATTGCCTTGGGCTTCGAGCTTTCGCAGCTCGTTGAGATAGTTGATTGTGGCTGCCCATTGATTATCGGGCAGCGTATCGGGGTTTAGGTGTAAGTAGTAGCGGATGTAGGTATCGAAGAAGAGGAAGCTCTCCCAGGAGACCTGTCGCTCTTCGGAGGAGGAGATAGCCTCCGCCTCCCTTAGAGCTTTTTTACCTCGGCCTCCTTCTGCTTGAGGACTTCATCCAGCTTGCCAATAGCAGGCAGGAAGTAGTCGTCATCCTCAAGGATCTCCTTGTCTCCGTCCAGCCAGAGTTGCTTGAAGAGCGTTTCCGACAGTTGGATGGGATCCTTGATGCCAGAGACAAAGCTGAACTCCTGGCGGGTAGGCTTACGGATAGCGCAGCTCTTATCCTCTACGACGATGAGGAAGATGGCATCCTTGCCATGCTGCTTCTTCCACGATTCGATTTGTTCGGGTTTGAATTCCATTCTTATACAGATTAAAAAGCGTTCGAAGAGCTATGCACTCTGCTTGCGCAGGAAGGTGAAGGGGAGGGTATATTCAGCGAACTTATCCCCCTGCTTCCACTTGTCCTCCTCCTTGCTAAAGGTGCAGCCGACAAGCGTGTCGGTGTGGATGACATCGCCCTGAGAGGGGTCACCGTAGCACACCACGATGGTTGTCGAAGCTCCGAGGATACTTCCACCACAAGCCTTCTGCAGGAGGTGAAACTCGCTACCAGTTAGGGTGATTGTCCCAGAGTACTTGATGTTACCACGCTGGACAGCCATTGGCTGGCTGCCAGCCCCGTAGATGGGTTCCTGCTCCTGCTCGGCGGTGTACTCAATGCCACGGAGACCAGTGACACGACGACCGCCGAGGAGCAGGGTAATGGTCATCCACTCGTACTCGCGTCCGTTGTAGATGTTCATTGGATAGGATTACTTAGATGTTACGGCAGTGAAGCCAAGCTCTACATCGATGTAGCGGGCATAGCCAAAGGGGCGCACCGAGAGCTTTGCTCGCACCTCCGACGTCGCAAGGACATTGGTAGGCAGGATCTCAAAGCGACAAGCGCTACCCGTAGACTCATCGGCAGAGAGTTCCCCCTTGGCAGTCATAGCTCGGTCGACAGCCGCCGTAATTTCCTGCTCCCAGCTACGCACGGTTGCAGGGTGGAGCGTGCCGTCAGCCTCGAGCTCAAGCTCGTCAAGAAGGAAGGAGAGGAGGGTGTCGTAGGCGATGCGGTAGGCCTTGTCGATCGTTCGGCGTGCAGTGACATGAGCATAGTCGTCAGACTCGCTCGTCGCCAGACGATCGTCACAGAAGTAGAATCCTGCCCGGCCTACATACTGACGAGGGCAGATGTACCCCTTAGTGTAGAGGTCAGCGACAGCACCCGTCTGCTGCTCGATAGGCTGACCGCTCAGATAGATTGCATCGGCGGCAATCTTACCATCACGTACGCGACCTACGTTGCGCTGCACAGCGCTTGCTGCGACACGACCAGCCAGGAGACCAACAGCAGCACCCTTACCATCAGGCTGGGTGTCACCGACGAAGACCCCTACTCTGTTGCAAGCGAGCTCGCCAAGGTCCTTGAGCCCCTGACGCTTGAAGCCACGACCCTCAAGAATGACGAAGAGTGGTGCATAGAGCGCTTCGGTTGCATACACTGCCGTCTCCTGAGCCTTAGGGATAGCCGAGAGCACATCGGCAACAATCCCCTCTGCTGCCTCAGGCTCATCCTGGGCGTCCAGGGCGATGGCCACGGCGCGCAGGCGCCCCTTACACAGGGTGATGAGCTTACGGAGCTCGCCAGCATCTTCTTCGGTGTCCCCCTTCGTACAGAGCTCGGTCATCGTCTTCGTCTTCTCGACGCCGTAGATGATGACCTCCGTACCTTCTCCAGCCTCAGCATAGAACTCACGCACGTGCTTATAGAGGACAGCATTGTTCTTCTCGGTGACCTTAAGGCCCTTCAGGTCTCCAACCGATCGGATGGAATAGGGCTTGCCGAGCTCGTAAGTTGAGCCGACGGAAGTAGAGGCGACCATGAGGGCGAGGAGCCCATCGGGAGAGTCGCCCACCTTGCCGAGGTTGCCCTCGGCAAAGGTGATTTTAACTCGTGGTAACTGTGCCATGATCGTTGCTGTTAGACGTTACCCTCTGCGACGAGGAAGACACCCTTCTTGTCGTAGCGACGGTGGCTACCGCCAACGCGCATCAGGAAGGAGTAGATATCAGAGTAGTACGTGGGGTCATCGAGCGAGCTGAACATCTTCGCTTCCCCGAAGGCGTGGGAAACACAGCCCGACTGCCAAGCGAAGCCAGCTGCTACCTCGGTGGCTTCACCACCGTTAGTTTCGGCAATGATCTCGCCATTTGCCTTGAGGCGAAGCGCCTCACTGCGAGAGAAGATGTCGATGCCATACAGCTGACCGACGGTGCCCTTGGCCACATTCGCCGATGCGAGGAATGCGAAGCGACCAGCCTCGGTGAGGCTATCCAGGAGGTCACCGTACATGTCTGTGTCTAGAATGAGGTAGCGCCCTGTTTTCGGCAGATTCTGCTTGTCCATGCGCATGGCAACCTGATGTACGACGCTTGCCGTCATCATCTTACGCTTACCCGTACCCTGCTCGGTGTGGGCATCACGCTCACCGCCGTCAGTCAGGATGGGGTGAGCAGCATCTGCACCCTTTGCCCAACTGCGAAGGATGAGCTCGGAGGCAATTCTCTGGAGCTCTTCCTTGTCGTTCTTCAGGATAGAAGAGCGCTTGTCGTAGGAGAGCTCTACACTATCCGCATTGGAGATACGGATAGGATCCGTCGTGAGCTCATCAATGTTGTAGGTAAGCTCGTTGTCTGTTCGCTCCTGAATTTGCGCAGGAAGGGAGACTCGGTTGACCTTCACCCCCGAGGGCTTACCCGCATTGGGGACATGCACCGTTTTGTTCTCGACGTACTCGGAGTCGTTCTCCGACTTGGCGACAAAGGAGTCGTCGGGGAAGAAGTTCTCCTGCAGCGTTTTCAGCCACACCTGTGTCTGTAGTGCCATAAATCTTAATAGTTATTGGTTGTTGGTTAATTGGGTAGAGCAGCTACTCCTTATAGGGGACGCCGAACTCCGCCTGGAAGAGGTCCTTGAAGCCCTCATAGTTAGTAGCCTTGAAGTCTGCGAGCAGACCTGCACGGTCGAGTTCATCCCAACTCTTCCCAGCGAACTTGCTCGTAGGCGTCGATTCTGGGGAGAGATGATCCTCTACTCGCGGGAGCTTATTCTTAGGCTTCTGCGTGGGGAGAGAGTTGAGCAGCGCCTTCGTTTCTTCGGGAGCTGAAGAGAGGAGAGCCTCATAGTGCGCACGCTGCTCCTGGGTGATCTTACCCGCCTCAACAGCTGCATCAAGAATGCTCTTATTGCGCTCTGCCTCCATTGAGGCGACCTGTGCCTTCAGCTTTCCATTCTCATCTTCATAGGATCGGAGCTGATTGGAGAGGCGAGCCACCTCTCTTACCACTTCACCCTCGCCCATTGAGGCGGTGATAGAAGGGCAGGACTTGCGAAGTTCATCGATTAGTGCCATGTCATCATTATTTATTGCCTGGTTTTCCAGGCGGTTTTGGAAATACGTTTGAATTTCTTCTTGTGTGGACTTTTCAGAGAGAGGAGGCGCATCATCCTCTTCCATCGAGTAGATGCCATCGATGAGCCCCATAGAGAGACACTCCTGAGCGGTGAGCCAATGGTCCTCCCCATCAAAGTAGGTTGTCTCAATCTCCTCGGGCGTCTTACCCAGGCGCCCTGCGATCATCTTTGCAAGTGTCCCCTGAAGCTGTTCCATCTCCTCGGCTACTCGGCGGAGCTCCTTGCTATTCCCCCATGACCCCCCACTTACATTGTGCAGCATCAGGCGTGCATAGGGCGACATATAGAGAGGCTTCCCGCAAAGCGCGATGATAGCTGCCATCGATGCGGCGATACCATCAACATATATGGTGAGGTTAGCCGTACTATTTCGAAGCGCCTCATAAATAGCCAACCCACAATAGACCTCGCCACCTCCGCTATTGATACGGATGTCGATCTTATCATAGGTGCGCGTAAGCTCAAGGAGTCGCGTGACGACATCTCGGGCGGAGACCTCTGACCAGTCTCCTACCTCTCCATAGAGGAGGATAGTTGCCTCACCTCCCCCTGAGGGAATCACGTCAAAAAATCGTCTTATCTGTGCCATGCGATTATAATTTCTGAGAGCAAATTTATAAGCGCAAACACCCTCTTTGCAAATCCAATTTTACACACGCAACTACCTGATAGTGTGATACTACCAGCGGATGATAATCGGTAAAATTGGATTTGCAAAGAGGGTATTTTCGGAGCGAACTTTGCCTTAGTAAATCACCCGTAGGTATGTAGTAATGGCAAAGCAGATAGACTCCACTAATAAGACAGCTAAGCGAGAGATGGCGCAACGTCTCTACGTCGACAGTAACTACACCCAGGAGGAGGTGGCCTCGATCATCGGCGTCACCCGCCAGACCATTATTCGTTGGTCTAGGGAGCATCACTGGCAGGAGCTTAAGGCAGCGACCTCAGTCTCGCCTGCCGAGCAGATCCGTCAGCTACGCCAGCAGATTGCCAACATCAACGAGGCGATCCTTGCTCGTCCTATTGCCGAGCGATGGGCAACACCCGCCGAAGCAGACTCGCTCAACAAGCTCGCCACGGCCATCGCCAAGCTCGAAAAAGACGTAGGCATTGAGGACCTCGTTTCCGTGGCCATGGCTATGACAAGCTGGATGCGCTCCTCTGATCCCGAGCGGGCCAAGGAGCTCAGCAACCTCTTTAACGCTTATATCCAAGACGTCACGGGAGGGGCGAAACGATGAAACTCGAAGAAAAGAGAGCCTTAGCGCAGTGGTCGGAGTACCACCGCTCGATGCTGAACGACGTGTTTACCGACACCTCCCTCTCTCAGGCGGAGGTCGATAAGCTACGTCATGACCTGGAGGAAGACCCCATCCGCTGGATACAACACTGCTTCCCCAAGTACGCCAAGTACCCTTTTTCCAAATTTCACGTCAGCGCCATACTTCGCCTCATCGAGCACGATGAGTGGTACGAGGTGCTCTCCTGGTCTCGTGAGCTAGCCAAGAGCACGACGGTGATGTTCGTCCTCCTCTACCTAGTACTTACAGGGCGCAAGCGCTTCGTCGTCTGCGCCTCCGCCACGGAGGACGCTGCGATACGCCTACTCACCCCTCTTAAGATCAACCTCGAGAGCAACAGTCGTCTCCGTCAGCTCTACGGAGATCAGCAGACGCTTGGAGCGTGGACGGCAGGCGAGTTCACCGCCCGCTGTGGCGCTAAGTTCCTCGCCATCGGGGCTGGGTCGGCTCCTCGTGGTCTCCGCAATGAGTACATCCGCCCCGATGTCATCTACACCGATGACTTTGACACCGATGCCGACTGCAAAAACCCCGAGGTGCTGAAGAAAAAGTGGGAATGGTGGGAGCAAGCGCTCTATGGTACACGATCCATCTCCGAGCCCCTACTGGTAGTCTGGTGCGGTAACATCATCGCCAAAGACTGCTGCATCGTACGTGCAGGCAAGCTGGCCAACAGCTGGGACGTTGTCAATATCCGAGACAAAAACGGCAGGAGCACCTGGCCCGAAAAAAATAGCGAGGAGCATATCAATCGCACGCTCTCGAAGATCAGCAAACGTGCAGCGCAGACGGAGTACTTCAACAATCCCCTCGAGGAGGGCGAGTTCTTCAAACTCCTCCCCTGGGGCAAGGTGCCACCCCTGCATAAGTTTAAGTTCCTCGTCACCTACGGAGACCCCGCCTATAGTGACAGCCGAAGCAAAAAGAGCTCTACTAAGTCCCTTTGGCTACTTGGCAAGTACAAGGAGCGCTACTACATCATTAAGGGCTTCCTCGCCCACGAGACCAACGCCACGTTCATCGACTGGTACTTCCAGCTCGAGCAGTACGTAGGTGGCGCTTGCCCCGTCTACCACTACATCGAAAATAATAAGCTCCAAGACCCTTTCTTCCAGCAGGTCTTTCGACCGCTCCTTGCCGAGGCGAACAAGAGGCGGAAGATGAGCCTCCACATCCGAGCCGATGAGAAGAAGAAGACCGATAAGGCAGCACGTATTGAGTCCCGCTTGGAGCCGATTGACAGAGAGGCCCGCTGGGTCTTCAACGAGGAGGAGCAGGACAACCCGATGATGCTCGAGCTCCGTGAGCAGTTTTTGCTCTTCGACCTCTCCTTGCCTTACCCTGCCGACGGACCTGACTCCATCGAGGGCGGTATCCGAGCTCTTGACGATAAGCTACGAGCCTTCGAGCCGACGCTCACCATCCCCATTGACGAAATCCGAAGCAACAACAACTATAGACTCTAGACCCTATGGATAACTTCATAGACCTCAAAGACTACGACTCCTCGATCCACAAGGAGATCCTCAACGCCCTCGTACGCAAAGAAACTCAGCCTGGAGTGCCTAACCCCGCCTATGATCCCGAGGTCATCGAGACCTGCGAGGATCGAGCCGTGGGCGAGATGGAGGGCTACCTCAATAAGGCATACGACACTGAGGCAATCTTTAGCGCCCGAGGAGCTGACCGCCATGCGCTCATCCTAATGTATGCCATCGACATCGCCCTCTACCACCTCTTCACCCTCCACAACCCCTACAAGATGTCGGGCATCCGAAAAGACCGCTACGACAGAGCTATGGAGTGGCTTAAGATGGTAGCAGCAGGAGATGTCACCATCGGCGGAGCTCCTCGCCTCCCCAAGGAGAATGCCCGAGAGAACGCCCGATTTATTATGGACAGCGACCGCCCTCGCCCAACCCAGCTCTAGCATGGCACGAAGTACCGATGAAATCAAGAAAGAGATGACGGACGCTTTCACCAGCGACCCAGTCATCCGCGAGAAGTACCAGCTCAAGGAGGGGGACACCTTCCGCTCCGCCTTCTCCCTGGTGAGCCTGGAGAGCATCCTCTTTTTCGTTGTGGCAGCAGCCGTCCACGTCGTCGAGCGCCTCTTCGACGGCTTCCGAGATGATGTCAACGAGATCCTCGAGCGGTCGATCGTGGCCACCGAGCCATGGTATAAGCATAAGGCGCTGGAGTACCAGCACGGAGACAAGCTTGCCCTCAACAAGCAGACCATGCAGTACCACTACCCCAAGGTGGACGAGGCCAAGCGGGTCGTCAAGTATGCGGCCGTGCGTGACCTTGGCAATAGCATCAGGGTACTGGTATCAGGAGCTAAGGATGGTCGCCCCGTAGAGCTTTCGAGTGACGTACTAAGGGCGCTCGAAGCCTATATCCGCAAGATTAAGCCTGCGGGGGTCGTGGTCTCTGTACGCTCTGCTCCCACTGACCATATACGCATCGTGGCCACCATCTACGCCGACCCCACTATCCTATCCCCTCAAGGGGTGAGCTACCGAGACGGCTCGAGACCCGTAGAGACGGCTATCGATGCCTACTTCTCGGGCATCGACTTCGGGGGCACGTTTAACAAGACCCGCCTCGTCGATGCTATCCAAGCCGTCGAGGGGGTCAATGATGTCATCCTCGGCGACTGCTCTGCCCGCCCCCACGCAGGGGACTACAAGCTCGTCGTAGGCAATAACTACACCGCCTTCAGTGGCTCGATAGTCGCTGACGACCTCACCTCAACCCTTAGCTATGTGGTATAAGTTCGACCCGCACAAGTTTGCGGAGGCAATGCTTCCGCCCCTGCTCCGCTCTAAGGTGCTCCTTGCACTCCTCAGGGCAATGCTCACCCCGCTGAAGCGACTACTCGACAACTTCCGCCTCTTCCGTGAGGACGTACACCGACGGCTCAACACTACGGGGCAGACCTTCTCCCTCCAGGGGGCGCTTAATGATAAGTATCAGCTCCCTCCAGGGGCGATCTACATCACCGATTCCGAGGATAGACGGCTCTATCTCTACTTTGCCAGCGAGCGAGACGCCTCTCTACACCTACACCTAGAGGAGGAGCATCAGCCTCCCTTCCACCTCGGATTCACCCACGAGGGTAGGCATGAGCCTGACTTCACCGTTCACATCCCCTCCTTCCTCCGCAGTGAGGAGGAAGAAATCCGCCGATTCATCAACCTGTACAAACCAGCAGGCAGAACATATAAGATAGAGTACTACGACTATGAATAATCTTCATTTTTCCGAGGGTGGACAGCCTATCTCCCTCGATGATCTCAAGCAACTGAACGACAATATCAACGAGGGGCTCGCCCTACTTGCGAAGCTCTGTGGCGACGGTATCCTTGACGGATGCCAATCGGGCGGACAGATCAATGGTAATGGCACCCTTGCAGGCATCACAGAGGGGCACGTCGTCATTGGAGGAGTCATCTATGAGGTTGACCGAACGGAGTTATACTTCGAGGGGATTGGTCTCCCAGACCTCCCAGAAGTCTACCTAGTACCAACGACAGAAGAGAGCCGTACCATGGAGTTCGCTGACGGGAGCACACACCCCACACGCAGCAAGAAGAAAGCGGTCGTGGTCCGTGAGCGCCCCGTGAATGGAGAGTACCTCGCTTATAAGATGGTAGTGTCAAACAAACCTGTTCCTTTCATCCCTCGCAATGGATCGGGAAGAGTGGAGGTCTATCCAATCATAAGAGGGGAGGAGGAGATCGGTTATCTGAAGCTGCACTACATCCAAGGGCTCCAACATCTCCGAGCTTGCGAGTTGCATGTGGGGGCTGATAACAAAGTCATTAGGGAGATCGACTCCTCTACCCATGAGATGTACAGGCTTAAGGGTCAATACTCGAGCTCACGGAGCATCACCCTAACTAATGTAGTCGATCAGATCCAGTTGGACCGATATGACATCATCATCGTGAACGGATCCATCTCCCTCCGTAAGGAAGGAGCTCCCGTGACTGAATTTGACGGAAAGGGCCTCAACGCCTTTGGTATCATCAACCCATATTACTCAACCTTATGAGCAACCCCCAGATAGACCTCATCAAGCGAGCAGAGGCGCTCGCCACTAAGACCGCATCGGGGTCGATCACCCCCGAAGAAGTGGGATACCTCATCCGAGATATCGCAACCTACATCTCCGAGGTGGAGCGTGAGGGGGGCACTCTAGGCGTGCGCAAGGTCTACCCCTCGGTCACGTCCATGCAGGCGGACAATGACCCTCAGGGGGACGACGGTAAGCCCCTGCGCCGAGGCAATCTGGTCGCCATCTACGACAGGGAGCATCCCAAGGTCGAGGACAATGGGCGTATCTATGTCTATACAGGCTCCTCCTGGTCTCAGGTGGCGCACGTGGCCGTACACCTCGGTAATGAGTACTCCGACGAGGATAAGGGCAAGGTCGACCTCATCAAGACCGACGCTGGCGAGGATCACTACCTTGCAGGCGACGGTAGCTATAAGCCGATCCGTGTGCCTCAAGCCCCCGTGCAGAGCATCTCCGTGGGCGGTACGAACCTCCCTCCCGACTCTCGTGGTAACGTTGACCTCACCATCCCCAAAGCACCAGTGCAGGGGGTGGCAGTCAACGGCAGCACTGTCGCTCCTGACGAATCGGGCATCGTAAACATCGAGACCAAGAGTGGCACGGTACAGAGCGTCACGCTCAATGGGGTCAAGTCGCTCCCCGACGAGTCGGGCAACGTGGCTATCTCCATCGATGAGGTCGCTGTCGACGACACTCTCAGCGCTGAGAGTACCAACGCAGTATCTAACGCCGCAGTCACGGCCAAGCTCAACGAGGTGGAGCGCGCAACGATTGCAGGGATGGACGCTCAGCTCTCCGAGGACGAGCAGACCGTCACGCTCAAGCTCACCAACAAGCAGGGGGGCGAGGTAGCCTCTGTTGATCTCCCTGCAGGGGGTAAGGGCGGCGGAGGAGGTGACCAGCAGACCACTCGCATCATCCTCACCTCCTCGGTGTCGCAGTCGGCCGTCAAGGCTGGCGACACCGCACAGCTGACCTACACCTACCGACATGTGTCGGCAGACAACGACGAGGCGCCTACGGGCGTGCAGGCGACTATCCGCCTGAGCATCCGTCGAGGGGCAACGCAGCTCCTGGAGCAGATTATCCCCGACGTATCGGCAGGGACGTACACTCTTGACCTTACTCCCTACCTCACCACGGCGGGGACGGTCGACGTGCAGATACTTGCCACGGCTACCAACGCCGAGGGGAAGACGCAGAAGCGCACGATCGCCACCTCTGTAGCCGTCTACGCTCTTGCGCTTAACTCAAGCTACTCCCTCTCCTCTGGACTACCAGGCTACGCTACAACGGACATCCTGGCTATCCCCTATGCTGTCACTGGGGTTGGCAACAAGACCATCACCCTCTACATCGATGGGGTGAGCTACAGCGTGCAGAGCGTCACACGTGCGGGTACGACTAACGGCACCTTCCAGGTACCTCTCCAGGGGGCACACGAGGGCCGTCACACAGCTCAGCTCATCGCCGAGCTCACTATTGGAGCTAAGGAGATCCGTAGTGAGAGCATCTACTTTGACTACTACGTCGGCAAGACAGAGGACCTTCCTCGCATCGGCGTGATGCTACGTCGCCACGATGGCCACATCCTCTCCGCCGAGGAGCACCTCTCACCGCGACTAGACGCAGAGCAGTTTGCGAGCTACAGCTTCAGCTACGCCCTCTACGACCCTCAGCGCCAACCTGCCGACCTATCGCTCCAGGTGGGCGATGCCGAGGCGCTGTCGCTCTCTATGGGCCGAGGCGCGGAGGTCTACACCTCGCGCAGCGTCGTTGCAGGGGATATCCCTGCGCGCCTATCCACGCGTCTTGACGTGAGCTACGACCTCACCATCTCCGTGCGCGAGGGTCATGTGAATGTAGGGGAGGTCACCGATGGCGTGACCCTCGCCCTCTCAGCACTCGGACGCAGCAACTCCGAGGCTAATCCAGCCACGTGGAAGAGCTGCGGGATCTCCACCTCCTTCCGTCAGTTTGACTGGGCTGCTGGTGGCTGGGACGGCTCGTCGCTCCAGCTTGTCAACGGCTCATCCATCACTATTCCTGCGACCTTCTTTGCCACCGACCCGATGGGGCTTGGCGGTACGATCGAGCTGGAGCTTCGCACCGACAACGTCCTCTCATCGACGGGAGCGGTCGTCTCCTGCCTTGACGACAAGGGGGTCGGATTTATCGTCACGGGTAAGCATGCCGAGCTGCGCACCGCGTCAGGTGCGGTCGTAGTCACCAAGTTTGCCACGGGTGAGTTCTACCGCATCGCCTTTGTCGTGCAGCCAAAGTCGGGGAGTCGACTCCTGGAGATTTACGTCAACGGCATCCGCTCAGGGGCGGTCAGCTACGGGCAGGCGGATACCCTCCTGCAGGTTGCCTCCAAGCCTATCGACGTGACCAGCCAGCATGCCGACGTACGTCTTCGTGCCGTACGACTCTATGGCCGCGCACTCTCCGACGATGAGGTGCTCAGCAATTACATAGCTTCCCGCCCTGATGCTGCTGAGGTCGTGACGCTCTACGAGCGCAACGATGTCCTCGGCGACGACGGAGCTGTCTCCCTCGACAAGCTCCGCAGTCAGGGTAAGAGCGTGCTGCGCATCGTGGGCAATGTCCCCCTGGTCAACGAGACCAACACCAAAAAGTTCGAGGTATCGGTAGACATCTACTTCTACTCGGGATTCGGCAAGCAGTATGACTTCGTCTGCAAGGGCGCTGGGCTGCGCATCCAGGGGACATCTTCCACGACCTATCCCCGAAAGAACTACCGTATCTACCTCGACCGCAAGAAGAAGTACAATACCACCCTCACGGTGGGCGGTGTCGAGCAGCAGGAGCTTAAGTACGCCTTTACTCCTGGGGCTGTCCCCGTGTCAATTTTCACGATTAAGGCGGACTTCGCTGAGAGCTCGTCGACGCACAATACGGGGCTTGCGAAGCTCATCGACGAGACCTTCCGAAGAGCAAGCATTCTAACTCCTCCCCAGAAGGCTTCGCAGGGCGTTCGAATAGCTATCGATGGCTTCCCGATGGATGCCTTCTTCGACATCGATGGGTCTGGCCACAACACCTACCTCGGCAAGTACAACTTCAACAATGACAAGAGCGGTAGTGAGGAGGTCTTCGGCTTTGTCAAGGACGACAAGTGTATGTGTCTGGAGTTCCTCAACAACTCCGAGCCTCTCGCTCTGTTCACGACCGACAACATGGCGAGCTTTAAGACGGCACTCGAGTTCCGCCATCCTGACGGGGTCGAATGGGACACCGCCAGCGAGGCACAGAAGACTGCAGTACGTCGCCTGTGGAAGTGGATCATCAACTGCAAGGGCAACCCCACCAAGTTTAAGCGTGAGGTGGCCGACTACTTCGACGTGGATAGCCTCACGGGCTGGTACGTCCTCACCGAGTACTTTATGATGGTGGACCAGCGTGCAAAGAACATGATGCTCGCCACGTGGGACGGACTGCACTGGTACTTCTTGCCTTACGACAACGACACGGTCCTTGGGGTGCGCAACGACGGTAAGGTCGTTTACGACTACACCATCGACGAGAACACCTTCGACGAGACGATCGGCTCCTACGCCTATGCTGGGCACGACTCCCTCCTTTGGCAACTCGTCAGAGAGGCTCTCCCCGACAAGCTCCACGAGACGGCGCAGAAGATCCGCGCTACTATGAGTAAGGAGCGCGTACTGGAGATGCTCAACGGCAATTTCATGAGGAACTGGTCTGAGCGCGCGTACAACAAGGACGGTGAGTACAAGTACCTCCAGCCCTATACGGCAAGCGGCATTGACTACCTCTACTGTCTGCAGGGCTCACGCTACGCTCACCGCACGGCGATGATCAACGACCGTTTTGCACTGCTCGACGCCCAGCACCTGGCGGGTACGTATCGAGCCGATGCGCTGCGCCTCTACTTTGCCCATCAGTTTAGCTCCGACCGCAAGCGCATCAATATCACCGCCAGCGAGCGCTTCTACTTCGGCTATGGTTACACCTCGAAGGCACCTCATGTCTCAGGTGTACGTGCCGACGCTTCGGGCTCCAAGGTCTCCCTGGAACTTGACACGGACCTCATCGTCAATGACCCACAGAACATTTACGGCGCGAGTCGTATGGCGGAGCTTGACCTCTCAGATGCGAGCGCCTACATCGTTGGTACGGCGAACTTCGACAAGTGCTACCGCCTCTCCAAGCTCAACGTCTCATGTGCGACAGGTCAGACGACCCTCACGGCCGTCACTGTGGGTGCGTGTCGTGTGCTTGAAGAGCTGAGTGTGTCAGGGCTTCGCTCCCCCTCGTTCCGCTCGCTTGACCTGACGGGGAACCCTCGCCTGAAGAAGCTCGATGCATCGAACACCGTCCTTACGGATATCGTGCTGGCCAATGGAGCACCTATTACAGAGCTTCGTCTTCCCGAGACGCTCACAACACTGCGCCTACGCTACCTCCCCAAGCTCACTACCGAAGGGATCGTAGGACTGAACTCTGAGGCTGTCATGCGACTCTGGTATGAGGGATGCCCACAGATCGACTGGGAGGCGCTCCTGGAGCAGCTCACCGCGGTGACGCACCTGCGTATCGTCGGCATCGACCGCACGGGTGACGTTGCTTGGCTCAACCGCTTCCTCACCAAGGGAGGGATCTCCGCATCGGGGTCGCTCACCACTACCTGTGCGCTGGTGGGCACATACCGCCTCACGCAATTCCTCTCCGACGTTGAGTACGACAAACTCGCTGCTCACTTCCCCGAGCTCAGCATCCGACAGCCCGAGTACACGATTGTCGGTTACGTCAACCGCACGGTGGATAAGCTCGGCTTCCCCCAGGAGGTGCTAGCCACGGATAGATGGTTCAACCACGACAATCAGACGGGCTTTGGCTTTAACAAGCCCTACACCCCTTCGGGGCATCTGCTACGCATCTTCAAGGCGCGCCATCGCTGGCGTGGTCGTGAGGAGAAGCGCGGGGAGATGGTGGTCTATCCGCTCAGGGATGACCACTTCGGCTACTACGCTGATGGGCTCACGAGAGATCTTTCTACGCCGACCAACCTAGCCGACGCCGAAGAGGGTGGAATTTGGGTAAACGAGCCACACTACTGGTACAAAGGCATACACGATGGGGACACGTGCACCGACTACCAGGTGTATAGTTCGCTCCTCGACGAGCCTCGCCGTCCAGAAGGGAAGCTCTATGACCTGAAAGCGATTGAGAGTAAGCTGAAGCCCGTACTCCAGCACTATATCCGCTGTCCTAAGGGGTCGGAAGGCAAGAACATCTCTGAGTGCATCTACAAGTACCGCGCGGGCTACACTAACGAGAATGCCTGCAACCTCTACTCGTACATCAAGGTACCTGTCAAGGGGTATAAGAGGGTGAAATTTCCCCTGTGCAACAACGGATATAGCAATAGTGACGATCCAAAGGATGAAGTCAGCGATCAGTCAGCCTTCCAACCTGCGCCTTATCAAGATCGACTCAGATGGGAGCGAGGATGTATGATTTCGGCTGTTTTTACAGACTCCGCTGGAAAAATACTCAAGGTAATTCGTCTATCTAATGATGACTATCCGATATTCACATTGGACTACGTCGCAAGCATTCCCCACGGGGCGGAACATCTCTATACATCGGTCCTTACGGAATTCATTGATGACGAGATGGAGGTATGGCTAACCAAGTCATCAAATCCCGCCGATTGGGAGCCACATTGGCAGGAGCATAAAGAGACCTGGATAGCAGCTGTGCCCTTACACTGGCAAACAGGAAAGAGCCTCCCGGAACTCACAATAGGAGAGGATAAAAAGCTTGGTAAGCAGGATCTATCAAAGTATCGATTCCTTCTTGTCCATGGCTTGTATGACCATGTATCCTATGAAGAGTACAAAGACCTCCGAAATCTCATGTGGTCGTACAATGGGAACTTTAGAGTTAAACCGATTTATGGATGGGGTGATGCACACCAAGAGGATAGATCTTTTGGCGGGTTCTACTCTCTCCCTGAAGCAGGGATGGTGGGAACAACTGCGAGAGACCCGCGAGGGAAAATTTCAGGTCTTCCTGGCGTAATCCTTTTAGACAAGAATAAGAATCAGACATTCAAAACTTGTCCGTGCCCAACCATCTTCGGGTACATTTGGCTGCCAAGTCGTGTAATCCTATCGCTCTCGACATACAACAAGGACGGAGAGATTTGCGCATATTCCAAAAACGATGGAGTGAGAGGTGCAACCACCACACGACGTGAAGAGGCTAATGTTGGGCATAAATACAACCAGATTGTATGGATGCGAGAATGGCGAAGATTTGAAGGTAAGGAGCGAAGAATCCATCCACTCGGTAGATATGAGCGCAAGGGGTATGCTACTGATACCAATACCCGCCAAGTTGTCGGAGGGAGATATATGGACATTGTCACCAGGCGTAATGGTGGGAACCATGAAGTTGGAACTGGCATGCGCAACTTATTTGGCGAGCTAATAAATGACAACGAAATATATTCAAGTGAGCATAACCTATGGGGAATAACAACCGAGGGTGGCATATTCAATAACTGGAACTGGGAAAAGCAATTCCTCGTCCCCATCTTCCGCGGCAAGGTGATCAAAGCCTCCTCTCCCGAAGAGCTCCGAAAGATCAAGCATTATAAGTTCCTTCTTGACGAAAGACCAGACCTCAGCAAATGGTAACGACAGATCGCCAAATTGGCAACCCTTATATGAGCGGTAAGCTCCTCTACTGCATTGACCCGCTCAATGAGCGCTACCTCATCGCCTACGACCTCCAGGAGATCGACAGCGAAGAGGGAGCTCCGAATCAGTACACCTATCTCACCGAAGTATTTGACCACCGCCCCTCTCTGCATGAGGTGGCGGAGGTCATCTACCGCCCATACAACGATCTCTGCGACGATCGAGTGCTTCGTGGCTTCAGCTATACCACGCTGGAGGATACGCCTGTCACACGCCACGTGTGGCTGGACGAGACCAACCAGCGCAACTTCCTTGGGGAGTTCACATTCGCCAAGCTCTTTGACGGTGTGAATCTGCCGACCATCATCAAGATGGGGCTCTCCGAGGATGAGGCCTACTATTATCAGGTCTCCACGCTCAACCAATACAAGCACTTCATCCTCTCGGCGCTCGGGCACATCAAGCAGTGTCTCTCCGAGTGCTGGGCAGGCAAGCAAGCAGTAGACCTCACCCCTTACACCCTTGACAGCAATGGCACGGAAGAAAACGAAGCAGTATCATAAGGCAGTCGCTCAGCCTGATCGACGCATCTCTGAGGGATCATACAACAGCAGAGAGGTTGTTGACATCGTCCTTAGCGCCCCTGAGCTTTTCTACTTCGACATACAGAAGTACATCAATGCGATCAACTCCGCAAAGGCCGTAGACTTCTCCTTCCGCTCTCGACTATACGATATGTATGAGTCGGCGCTCATGGACCTGCACCTTGCTGGCGTATTGGCCAAGCGCCTTAAAGGGGTTACTAAGGTGCCTATTGAATTCTCTCGAGACGGCGTACCCGACGAAGAGATCAACCGCCAGCTCGCGTCCCCTTGGATGAAGCAGCTGCGTGAGGAAATCATCCTGGCGCAGTTCTGGGGATTCTCGCTCTTACAGTTCTACACTGATGATGAGGGGGACATCCGCTTCTACTCCGTGCCTCGCAAGCACTACGACCCCGTCAATCAGGTCTTACTCAGGCACCAGACAGACAGCAACGGGACCCCCATCTCAGAATTCCCCAATATGCTGTTCGTCGGAGCGGAGCGTGACCTTGGCATCCTGGCTCAAATCCTCGTAGCTGTCCTCTACAAGCGAAACAACTACGCAGACTGGGCGAAGTACTGCGAGCTCTACGCTATTCCAATTCAGGAGTACACCTATAATGCTGGCGACGAAGAGACACGTCGACAGCTCCTCCTTGACGCCCGTCAGCGAGGCAACAACGCCGTGTACATCCACCCAGCGGAGAGCAACTTCCAGTTTGTTGAGAGCAACGCCAAGTCTGGCACATCCGAGCTCTTCAAAGACTTCACGGACTATTGGGACAATCAGATCGCTGTGCGTGTCCTGGGCAACACCCTCACTACCTCGGCGTCATCCACAGGCACGCAAGCACTCGGCACTGTTCACAAGGCAGTAGAGGAGGAGCTCAACGAAGATGACTGCAACACCGTCCTTGATGTCCTCAACTACTACATGCTCCCCATCTTTGAGTCACTTGGATTCAACGTCACGGGAGGGAAGTTTGTCAGCGCAAAGCGCAAGGAGGTTGACACCTCTCGGCAGGCGGACATCTACCTGAAGATGCAGCAGCTGGGCTTACCCATCGACGCCGACGACGTATATGAAACTCTTGGTGTGAAAAAGCCCGATGACTTCTACGAGCAGCTGGCCAAAGTTGAGGAGTATCGCAAAGCGCTTGCAGATGTCATCGACGGGGCTTCTAACTACGATATACCGCCGCCCGAAGAGCCTACGAAAGACGACAAGGAAAGCAAGGGGATCAAGGATCGGCTGGCGCATTTTTTCGGTTTAGCCCCAAGGGAGATTCCCCTCGGGGCGGACAACGACTTCTGATCAACGAGCTCTACTATGGTTGTCGCTGCGCCTCTTGCTCATCCATAAGCAACTCCACTCCACCAGAGGCGGTATTTTCCCCTGATGTGCTGGAGGGCTTCCTACACAAGATATACGACGGGTTTGATGTCTCTAACGAGATCGAGCCAACAGCGTGGAGGGAGGTGCTGCGCATCATGAATTCTGGGGCTGTGCAAGGGCTCTCCGAGAGCCTGAACCCACCGACCCACGAGGAGGGCTTCTTGCGCAGTATCCGCCACTCCAACGAAGTGTTCTCCGTCTTCAAGACCCACGCAATGGGGACAAAGATGGCGGAGCGCCTCATTGGTGAGGATGGTAAGCTCCGCTCCTTCGAGGAGTGGCGCAAGGCGGTCGCCCCCATCGCTCGCCATCAGGTAGGCTCGTGGCTACGCACCGAGTACGACACCGCTGTCATTCGTGCTCATCAGGCGGCTGACTGGCTCGAGTTCGAAGCCAACAAAGACATCTTCCCCAACCTGCAGTGGATGCCTACCACGTCGGTATCCCCCGAGTCAAGTCATCAGGTGTTCTGGTCAAAGCCCGTCATCCTCCCCGTGGATGATCCCTTCTGGCAAGAGCACCGACCAGGCGACCGATGGAACTGCAAGTGTTCTTTAGACGCCACCGATGCTGATGTGCAGCGCCTCGATCTACAAGAGCACAAGGAGGCTGCAAAGCCAGAGCATCAGGCACAGCGCGGACTTGAAGGGAACCCCGCCTATAAGGGGCTCATCACGGATAAGCACCCTTACTATCCCGAGAGCTGCGCCAAGTGCCCGTTCTACTCCTCCAAGGGCATTAAGGGCTGGGTGCGCAAGCACCTCTCTAATCGAGTTAAGGACTGCCATAATTGCCCTTATGTAGACAAGGTGATACACGAGACTTCTGACAAGCCTCCTCTATCTGAAACCTACACAGAGGTTGAAGGATATGAGGGGAAGATTTACGTAAGTCCGCATCATCTAAAGACGGAGCTTGATGAAAATGTACGTGTAGCAAAGATCTTGACAGAGGTACTAGGTGAGAAGGTTTACCTACTCCCATATGTAGATCCCTCTGACAAGGACGCAAAAAGCAGAAGAGCTATTCTTCATCCGCCTGGCGTTGTTGAGCGGAAAAACCCGGACTACTTGATTGGGGGTAGACTATTTGATGCAAAGGTGATGAAGGATAAACCCGAAATACTTGATGCTGAACAGCAGAAGGGGAAGCTCCACAATAAGATCTCTGCTGCAAAGGAGCAGGCTACGCACTTCGCTATCGAGATACCGTCCAATTATGACATGAAAGTCGTCACAGCCCATGTCAATCATTACCTCGAGAGAAGCTCAAAGGAGAGAATCATAGTCATCATCCACAAAGGCAAGGCACATGTCTTCGAAACTAAAAAAGGGAAGCCATGAGGCTTCCCTTAGGGGGGTTCCAGTCGCTGATTACTCAACGGCTAGATCCAAAACAAAGATAGTCATTAATTTTTACAATGCAATCGGCTAAACTCGTTAAGGTCATTACCCGCCTCACCGCAGAGTATGAGAAGGAGATCAATGTAGTCTTACCTCGCAAGGTTGCAGTCCTGGCGAAGCAACACTATAAGGCTAACTTCCGACAGTCGGGGTTCGTCGATGGAGGCTTGCGTCCATGGCAGCGTGCCCAGCGAGAGGGAGGGTCAAGCACCTCAGCTCAGTACCGCACGCTCACCTCCGCACGCAACCACTTAATGAGTAGCATTGAGGCAGTGCCGAGTAGAGCTTCTGTACTGGTTTACAACCCCGTCCCTTATGCCCGCATCCACAATGAGGGCGGTATGCTTATATCTAACCCCACTGTCACGCCCAAAATGCGCAAGTGGTTTTGGGCGCAGTACTACCACGCAGGAGGAGACAAGGGAGGAGAGGCTGCCGAGAAGTGGAAGCGCATAGCGCTAGGCGCACGTGACAAGCTGATGATCAAGGTGCGTATGCCCAAGCGTCAATTCATCGGCGAGAGTAAGGAGCTACGCGAGCGTATCAACGAAGAGATCATCAAGAGTATTAACAAGGTTAGCGATAACGCACTCAAGGAATAACTATGGAGTATTTAATTCTGCCCATCATACAGCATATTTCTAATGGTATGCCAGAGCTAATGGTCGTAGACGAAGACTATGGACAGCTGGAGGTTGTAGATGACGAAGGTAAGCTCATGTATGAGCTCACATACCCCGCAGTACTTGTTGACCTAGAGCAGGTCGACTGGAGTGAAATACAAGGGGGGAGCCAGTTCGGAGAAGCACGCATCAAGGCGCGCTTACTTATCGATTGCTATGAGGACACCCACGTCGGTAGTGGCACAGAGATGTTCATCCAACAGCGCGAGGAGATGCGCGCACGCATGCATCAACTCCTCCAGGGGTTCCATCCGTCGGGAAGTGCGGGGTCAGGGCTAGTCCGAATAGAAAGCAAGTTCTACACGTTTGATCATGGCATTAAGGTCTACCAGGAGACCTACACGTGTCGGGTATCAGAGGTTATCACTCGACAAACAACTCCCCCAAGCTCTCCTGTGAGGATTGCGCTCGAGACTTCCATCGAGAGACCCTAAAGCCTGTAAACTCCTTCTTGCACTCCTTGGGTTCATCCTCCTCTCGGATGCATGAGCGCAGCACATCAAGCACCGTGAACTCCGAGATGTAATACTTCTCGGAGAGCATGGTGATGATTGCCGAGTAGCGCAGCTTCTTCACATCCATAAGGTGACGGTAGTCCTTATAGAGGTCACGATTTCGGCGCTCTATGAGCTCTTTGCTTCGACCCTTGGGCATATTACTGATGTGGTGGGGATTATCTACCACAAAGATACCTCCAATATACCTCTCACAGCAAATAATTGAGGGGGCGCGTAGCTGTTGCCACACGCCCCCTCAATCGTTGTAGGTCTGCTTAGTAGTCGGGGTGAGCTCTTAGCAGGCGCATCGTCTCGTACCAGCCAGGGAAGCCACCGAGGTTCTTGTCGTCGATGTAGACATTGGCGTAGACCTTCTTGCCTCCATCGCCATAGATCGCGAGGTTCTCAGGCTCGTGGTCATTCACTCGGTCAAATGGGATACCCTCCTCCAGGAGCCAGTTGATCGCGTTGACAAGCAGCTCTCCTGTTCGGCAAGTCCAGATGATAATGTAGTGGCCCTTCTCGCGGAGCTCTTCGAGGCTCTTTTTCGCACCTGGCATCACACCCCCGATATTTGGATAGGCACTCTCACAGAGTGTGCCGTCGAAGTCAACAGCTATAATCATACGCCCGTCTCTTTAGGTGCGACATACTGATACACATCGAGGATGCCGAGGTCGGCAATGCTGGCGATCTCATACGAGGAGAAGCTCTCGCTTAGGTGAGACTCCAGCAGCGTCGCTGCCGAGAGCAAGGAGTCCGCTCTGACCACCATTGCCACGGAGGTCTTACGCTCCTGCCCCGAGCTCGCATCCAGCGTGATCAAGTTGACCTTCCCGCGGTAGTAGTTGCTACCGTTGTTATTGATCAGCATATCCGCCAAGCGCATCGGGCGGATGTTCACCACTTCGAGCACACCGCACGAAACGAAGGGTGTTACCTCCTTGATGATACGCTCCTCAGCCTCCGTGAAGGAGAGGGCATCCACCAGATAGCTTTCGGAGACCTTTCGAAGGCCCATCTCATCGCCCTGTCGCTCATAGGCGACGGTACACAAATACCATTTATTCATACTATAATTATATTAGGTTAAGAGCTTTCAGCAACTCGTACTGAAAGGCCGCAGTGATCTCATCTTCCCACACATGATAGTCTGTATTTTTTCCCAACTCACTACCTCTTAGGCTAAGGACATAGACATCTCGTGTCTGAATCTCTTCGGTCGGCTCTCGGTCACGGGGTAAATCCACAAGTTCCACGCCTTTACGAATCATATATCCCCCCGCATATACGGAGCCGTGTTCATCAATCTTCTCGAGATTAACTTTAAGACCCTCAATATATGCTTTTACGACTGCTCTCTCTGTTCGGCGGTAGCACTCTGTAGCTATATATATCGCTTTCTCTTCGCTGGATGCGGAGAACTTCCGAAATGACCAGCCAACCTCTATTATCCACGTTCGCTCTTCGCCCATGGTTCGGAGCGAAGCCAGACCCATTGGAGTGATGGCGAGCAAATGGCATCCGTTTTCATCTTCGGTGCGGGTGGGATCCCAGCTCTCCCACAATTCGTCGTGGGAGAGCTGCTGTGTGAGAGTGTACGTCATACTTCGACCATCGATAGGGGGATGTTGACCCACTTGCCCTTCTCGTCCTTCTCTTCAGCACGAATGAAGACGCGCGTCCACTCTGCGAGGAATGCTTCCTTAATGATGGTCACGCCTCGGGCAAATCGTGGGTCTGCCACCATTTCGACATACTTATCGAGCTGGATGACGTTCTCCGCCTGCAGTTGCCCGCGACCATCACGTGAGAGGAGGTCGAGGATGATGCGCACGAGCTTCTGCGACTTCTCTCCGTCAGCCATCGACGCGAGAGACTCTTCAATGAGGGAAATACCAGCGTCTGCCGTTGCATCATAGGAGACCTTTTTGTACTTCCCGATTGTGATGCGCTGATCACACCCCTCGCTTCGGAAGGTATGCTGCCCCTGCTCCTTCCCCCCGATGAGGGAGATTTTAAGCTCCAGAAGCGCGCCGAATGTGGAGAGGACGCGCATCTTCGCACGCTTGAGAGCTTCATTCGCAGCCTTCAGCTCTCCGAATACCCCAGATACTGCCTCCTCGGAGAGACGACGGAAGTCCTCGCGTTCATTCTTGGCACGCTGCTCTTCTTCGCGTGCTTGCTCTTGTTCTTTGAGGCGCTGAAACTCTGCCAGCTGCTCTTCGGTGATTTCCACCATCTTGTTTTCTTGTTCCATATTATTGCATGATTTTAATGGGTGATTCTACTCCATCGCGGTAGCGCTTGTCCATTCGCTGTCGCACCGCTTCGATCTTCCAGCCGAGCGTGTTATAGCGTCTTCGCTCAGCTGGCGTCGCCGTGTCGGCTCGTATTCGCTTGAGGAGCTCTTCACGCTCCTGCTCGTACATCTCGATATCCTGCTGGTAGGACTGCTCAAGATGACGCTTGGCAGCCTTGTCTATTCGTCCCATGTGTCATTAGTTAGGTAGTTGTCCTTTGGTGATCTCGGCACCTAACGCCGCCCTGCGCTGCTCATAGCCCTTCAACTCCGCCTTATTGCGTATTGAGAGCATCTTCACACGGAGCGCCTTCAGTTCGGGGATAGTGAGGTATCGGAAGGGCTTCCCTGCAATACGTGGGGTACAGCAGAAGCGGTCAACAGCATCCCAGTCGGTGGTGTCGATGCCATAGAGTTGGAATTGCTTTAGCACCGCCGAGCGTGCCTTCTTCTTCTCCTCGAGGTTCTCTACCTGCTGGCGGAGCTGTCGGATCATCAGCGAATACTCGCGCTCGCTCATCTCCTTAAGGGAGGCTGTACGTCCGTTCGTCCATTGCAGGACGAGGTCTTCCTTTGATGCGCCTGGCATGCTCTTCAAGAGAGCGTAGAATGCAGCGTAGTTAGTGCGTGCCATTACTCCTCTCCCGTCTGATTAGCCAACTGCTCCTGGATCTCTTGATGGAGTACCTCATTTTGCTGACGTAGCTTGTTGATTTCCTCCTCCTTTTTATCCAGCGTCTCGTCGTCCAGCTCGTTCATCGACTTCAATAGCTGGCAGAACATCAAGCTTCGTGAGAGATCTATCTTAAGAGCGTCTTTCTCCGCTTGAAGCCTTTTGATCTCCTCACTGCGCGGATGCACGGATAGTAGATTCGTGAGGAGTAGAGTGACTAGCCCAACAAGGGCGCCAACCATTACGTAGGTCATATTCTTATTGATTTAGTTAGTATTGATTTCGCATTCAGTTTCTGTTTCTAATCCCCAATACTTCACCTCTGCTTCTGCCCAGATGCTGTAGTGCTTACCAGCCTCGGGAATGAATCGTCCCTTACAGATGGCGCGGTAGCCTTGCACGAGTATTTTCATATCAGCGTCGTACTGCACCTTGGTAGCTGTCGAGCCGTAGGGCTTATCCCCGTCGGCGTGTGAGATGAAGATGAAGAGCTTCTTAGGGTGCGCCTCCTTAAGGCGCTTGTAGTCGTTGTAGTTGAGTCCTGTGTATTGGAGACTATCGATGATGATGAAGTCAGGGCTGCGCTGCTTCTTCAGGCGTATATTGAGGTCCTCCATACTCTCACGGTCAAGGATTAGAAAGCGCCCGTCGACATCGCCCATCTGGCACCGCTCCATATTCTCTTGGAAGGAGAGCCCGATAGACTCCTCGAGGGAGTTGTAGGCGACCTTGCCGTACTTACAGAGCTCTCGAGCGAGCTGCATTGCAAAGGAGCTCTTGCCGTTTGCCGATTGTCCCCAGATGAGCCACACCCCCGCCCTTCCAGGCTCGCCGAAGGCCTCCCTCCAGCGCCCCTCGAAGGGGATCGAAGGGACTTTCTTTGCCAGCACCTCGCTGGCGGAGTATGCTCGTGCCATCTTATGCCCCTGCTTGTAGTTTCAGCTTCTCTATCTCTGTGTAGACCTTGCGAAGTCCGCCCGACTTTCGGGCGAGGCTGACGGCATCGACCCCCTCGGGGGCATTGAGCTTGGCGACCTCTACCGCTTGCTTCAGCAGGAAGCTCTTACGTTCCTCACCATCCTGCGGGGTGACCTTTCTGTAGGCATCGCCGAAGCGACTGAAGAGCTCCGTATAGCCGACCTTGCAGCAGTCGATACTACGCTCGATCTTCGCTCTTAGCCCGTCAGCGCCCATCATATACCAGCCGCAGGCGCGCTCTGTGGCGTTCCACAGTGCCTTGAGCTCAAGAAAGGCTTCATACTGGAGATCACCTGCTTCGTCAAGAATGATCAGTGGCTGATGCAGCCCCTTGAGGTAGTAGACCAGGTCGGCATAGACCTCTTCGTAGCGTCCCTTAGCATCCAAGCCAAAGCCGATAGCGATGGAGCGGACCAGGCGGACCTTCGTCTTCGTCTGCGAGCAGTCGATATATACGACGTGCTTGTGCGTGCGGGCATAGTGGCGGGCGCTGAAGGTCTTCCCGATATTAGGGATATCGCACAAGAGGGCGCTGAGGCTGCGCTCCTGGCAGGCTTCCAGCTGGCTGGTGATGTAGGAGTAGGTGTCGGTCTTCGCTACCTTCCACTCGATCTCCCCGCGCAGGGGTACATTGAGGCGGCGTGCAAGGCTGAGCCACGCTGAGTCGCTCAGCTGCTTGTCGAGCTTCCCCTTCTTGATGGTGGAGTAGACACTCGAGGAGATCCCGATAGCCGTAGCATGCTTGCTGTCGCTGGGATAGTTCGCTCTGTCGGCGAGGATCGCCGTGAGCGTGCGTTCTTTGAATTCGCTACTTAGTTGCATGGCGTACTGCATTTAGGGCGGTTTCGGTGAATCGAGCTTCCCTGAAGATGGTTATGAGCATATCTCCGCTAAGGAAGGACTCCTCCATACCAAACTCGTTGCTGCTATTCAGCTCGTTGTACTTATCTACCCCCAAAATGGATATAAGCCCTTCCTTTGAGTAGACAATGGTACTCACCTTCTTCTTTACTTTCTTCTTCATTCTAGTGTCGGTTTATTAGTTTCTTTGCCCACCGAGAGAATTGCTTCTCCTCGAAGTAGACCTCTTTGCTATCACTTTTATAAGCCTTACCGAAGGACCCTCTCTTTCTTAGTCGCCTGGCTCTTTCTTCTCCAAGAATTTCTATGAGATCAGTCCACATATAGCAAGCCTCAAATATCACTGTCATCTTCATATTAGTCTGGGCTGAATGTTTGCATCGTTAGGCTCGACATAACTTCTTTGCTGAAGTTCTCTTCTGCATAGATTAGTCCATCGTAGAGGTCGGGGATGAATAGAGCTAAGCCAAAGCCTCCTATCTTGTTCCTCTCATTGAATCCATCTGCGTCAAATGCCTCAATGAGCTCCTCACGAGTCCAGTACTCTTTACCATTGTATTTCATTTCAATCCGATTTAATTAGTATTCGTATGATGTTATAAGTCTGCCATAGCACGCATACGGGCTTCTTCAGGACTGCTCTGCAGGTAGTCGCTGTCGAGCAGCTCGCCATCGTCGCCACGCTTCATCGTGACCACCTCGACGGGCTTGAGCTCGGTGAGCGTCTTGTGCGTCTCTTCCTTGAGGAGTCGTACCTTGCTCGGCATTCGCTCAGCGATGTGTGCGTCGAAGGCTTTCACGCGCTGCAGCTGCATGTGTAGCTGGTGGCGGTCTTCATCGGTCTGCTCGGCCTTAGCTTCGTTGATGCGCTGGATTTCGCAGGCGGTCTCGATGAAGCGCCCACCTTCGTAGATGTAGACCTCGTTCATCTCACCCTCTTCCTGCTCCCACCAGTAGGCATCAACCTTTCCGTTGCGGTCCTTCAGCTTACTGATCCCCTCGGGAGAGAGCGCGAAGCTGCGGTAGTTGGCTTTGATGTGCCCACGGCGGACGGACGTTGAGCGGTGCTCTCCTATGAGAGTCGCCAGCTTGTGGACGTCTATCTCTGCCAGCTGAGGGTTCACAGACTCCTGGAGGACTTCCCAGCGAGTACGTCCACCCCAATAGGCGGTGTTGCTGTGCGGAGAATGGTTGTACTCGTAGATAAGCCCTTCGTAGAAGGCGACGGCATCCTCATAAGCCCATACCTTAGCTTTGAAGCGGTCGTTGTGCTCGTCGAAGCTCTTCTCCTCACTCGTCTGGTTGGCATCCAGTCGCGCATAGTGACGCCCCGTGTTAGGGATGTACTCCTTTTCCGTCTGGTACTTGAAGAGGCGGTTCATGTGTTCAGCACCCTTCGCCTGCGAGTTACCAGGAGCGAGGAAGTTGGGCTCAGGGAATAGCACACCAGGGCGCATCAGTGTATCCTTAAAGTCGGAGACCAGGTGCTGCTCTACTTCGGCTTCATAGGGGCAGGGGAGCCCCAGGGAGAGGAGCGTTCGGAAGGTTGACTGCAAGCACCCGAGGAAGATGTCGTGTCGCTTCTTTCCGCTGAAGGAATACCCGATGATCGCCTGGCTCGCCAGGTCGTACGCTACGTAGATCTTCAAGCTGACCACTTCACTGACTCCCTGCTCTCGCCAGTTGACCTTGAGTTTAAGGTCACGGTCGTCAAGGGAGATCTTAGAGAGCGACATCGTCGGACGCTTACGCAGCACAAACGGCTGGTTCTTCCCACGCCACGTCTGATAGTCGTCGTGGACCTTCCCGCGCAGGGCTTTCGCTTCGGGTGTGGATAGGTAGTTCGCCACGGTCGTCTCGCTGAGAGGCTTGTAAGGCGTTGGGTCGTACAGCTCACCCGTCTCAGGGTTGTAGACCGTCAGCTCTCCCTCCACGAAGCGGTTGTACCGCTCAGCCACCGTGCTGTTGTAGGGGCGCATGTCGTCGTTGTCGAGGGCAAGGAGGAGGTAAAGCGTATCACGATCCACCTTACGGGTCTGCTGGTTGCCGAACTTCTTACTGATCAAGCTCTCGTAGCCACGTTCATCGAACTCACGCAGCGCCTTGCGGAAGCGCGCTGCGCTCTGGGGGAGCGTGTGCCCGACCTCCTGGCGGTAGTAGCCGATAGCGCTGGCGAGTTGCTCCCAGCGGATCGTCTTCTTGCCACCCATGACACGCTTGAGGAGGCGCATATCAGCCTGGAGAGCCTTCACTGCCATCAGTACAGAGGCATTCACCGTGTACTCTTCCGTCAGCTGGGCGATGCGCTCAAGCGTAAGCGAGAGGTTTAGCTCTCTCAGACGCTTCGGGTAGTACTCCATAGCACCTCGATCGCGGCGGTAATGGTCGCTGAACCACTTGCGGAGCGTTGCCACATGGACGGCATCGCCACCGAGGCGCTGGTCTACCTTATCGCGAAGCTCCAAAGGCAGGCTATCGTAGTCGACAAGGACGCTGCCACCCTTACCGCCACCCTTACGAAGGACCTTTATACGCCCTCGGCGGGCCTGAGCTCTATAATTTTCGTAGGAAATCACAGGGGCCAAGCACTCGGACTGATCTTCGATAGTCCGTCGATCCTCAATAAGGTCGGAGAGATCGATGGCCGTAGCTTTTCCGTAGTGCTGAAGCATGGCAATTATTTTAGCTCCGACGCCGTCGCCTGTATAAGCGAGAGCATCTGCAGTGTGACATTGTGATAGGTGGCGACGAGCTTACCTCCATACTCAAGGGTAGCTTCACTTGAAGCTTTGTCAACGGTAATGACTGCGCCATTAGTGAACGTTTGGACCATCTTGCCCTCTGCATCGTGTATCGTCTCACACTCAGGGGCGGTGCAGTAGACCATCCCCCCACGCTCAAGGGCGAGCTGGCGCGCACGTTCTGACTGCTCCCCATGCCGACGGAAGGTCAATGCGAGGCTCAACGCCCCATCAGTGAGCCCCGTCTCCTTCAGGATAGCACGGCGGTCTTCGGTGGTAAGTCGGATTTGTCTTTCCATATTATAGTTGTGTCTTTATGGCTCCCCGAGGTTGGTGCCTCGGGGATGCCTGTGTTTACTAATCGATAGCTATCTGATACACGTAGACTTCGCCATCATCTCCATGGCGTAGCAGGCTGTACACCTCTGCGCCTTCGGGGAGCTGATCACCCCAATGTGGCAGTGGCTCATCTTCTTCCTCGAGTTCGAGGCCTTCCGCGAGGAATGCTACTTCATGAATAGGGTCGCAGTCGTCGATGTGGCGGATACCGAATCCAGGCTCATCGGTGCATACGGTCACACTCTTTCCTTCGTACAGCGCTAAGAGCAGCGCCTCAAGGATTTCTGATCTTTTTTTCGTCGTAATCATATCAGTTCGTCTATTTCATTTCGTTTATCTTTACAGCGGTGTAATCGTCTTACAACAATGCAAAGTAAAGGATAAAATTCTAACCAAGCAAGAGTTTTGGAAAGTAAATTAACCTTCGTAAAGGAGAGAATGCTGTATGTAGCTAAGATAAAAGGTATTAGGCTTGCCGATTTTTGCGAGTCGATCGGGCAAACATACGGAAATTATAAGGGGGAGAACATAAAATCCGCAGTCTCCTCCGAGGTGTTGGTTAGATTATTAGCCATATATCCTGACGTAAATGCTGATTTTATCCTCCGTGGAACAGGCGCTCCAATCACCCCAGAGAGAAGTACAGCCGAAAACGCAGAGGATCGCGCAGCCCTCGCAGACATAGAAAAGGAAGAGACTAGTGGTGACCCACACCCCTCAGAGGCGATACAGCTGCTAAAATCGGAAGTCGCTTACTTGCGGGGGCTCGTATTGAAACGAGATGAACAGCTTTTTGAACTCGTCAAAAGGCTAAACACCCCACCCCAATAGCATTACGCGCTCAAAATCAGGAGAATACCCATAATTCTATATATCATACCCCCCTTAACTCACGCAAAAAAGGCGTAAAAAAGGGGGAAGATATTGTATTACCCCCCTTAACTCGCTCCCATTTTAGAGCCGTTTTGACCCTCCAAGTGACCCCCCAAATTATCCCGATTTGACCCTCCAATTCGAACACCCAAGCGACCCCCCAACCCCTTAAACCAAGCAAAAACAGAGCCGAGACACACGCCCCGATAGGGTGGTGACAATGGCCATAATACAGCATAGGCGGGCACAGCACTATATACATGCTATACCCGCCTATTATCAGCGTTTGCGCCCGTCTGACGCGTTATTTAGCCCCTTCCCGAGCTATCTATCTCCCCATGTAACATCAAGCGCCGTCTAACGTCGTCCGAACGCCCATAAAGTAACACCAAAGTAACATAAATGTAACGCTTCGTTTTGTGCGACCATCATCGAGCGAAGCGACCGAACGCGCGTACACACAGCGATTTACAGTGCGTTTTCAACTCTGTCGTGATGTAACACTTCGTTTTACCCCCCTTA